GCCAGGGCCTCCATAAAGTGTGAAGGCTAGTTTTAACCCCGTAGGTATACGGGTTGAACCAGCCTACAACACCCCACATAGATGCGCGACTCAGGTTAAGCCTAAGTCTTGCGCATCCACCCACTTCGCCCTCAGTCGAGGACGAGGTCGTTCCGCAACGCCAGAGCTCCATTTAGTGAAAGGAGGTGGGTCCTCAGTAAAGTACTGAAGCAGAGCGGAATCATCGTCGGTCGCGGTCCGAACAGATACAGCATAAGGCTGTATAAGCTTGACCTGCGGCTTATGTAACCGCTTGCAATAACGCACATTTCTGTACGTTATATCGGCAGCACAGTAAGTCCTCAGACCGAACACTGTCGTATCGGCGGAGACCGACGGTATTCCATACCGTCGTAGACGCCTTGCAAGCACAGATGCAGAGTGAAGCAAGAACTTCTTATGGAAGTTATTGTGTACCTCTACAGAGCTGACGATTGCTCCGACAGTTCGTTCGACAGGCTGGTGCCAATAGACTGGAGTCACTAACTCCCCTCTAAAGGCATCGACACCACATGACTCCCTGAAGTTTCCTTCAGAGAAGCTCTTAGCGGTGTTGACCTTGAACCAAAGTAGGTTCAGGCCTGCATGTAGAACGTCCCAGGCATCTTTAGGGATGATTATATCATCACCAAAGACGGAGACCTCACTCGCCAGTTGTCGCACACTTCCCGAAGTTGCCCTAAGCTTTCGTGCGGTAAGCACAGAAGCTATGGCAATTACTAGGAATGCTATGCTTTCAACTGGAAAAGTGACAGCGCTACCCATAGTGCTAAACTTCCGAAGGTGGTGTGTCCCCAGTATGGGGTCACCTTCGACTGATTTAGCGCGTTGGCCGGGATCTTTTGGATCCCAGACAATGCTACGAGTACGCGTACTTTGCAGGGCGACTAACAACTTCGGGTTACCCCGAAATAGTTGCCCTACAACGTGTGGAGTAACTCTATCACTAGCCGCCGAAAGGTCGACTGTGCAGAGATTTCCACTACGAGACCCTTCCAGGCATAAAGCCTGGTTACGTGATTGATCGGTGAACTTAATAAAGTCACCAACCCACGTAGCCGCTGTCCGTTCACGGAAGTAATGCCAGATGTTCTGCTGGCACCACTGGTGTTCGGACGGCTCAGCCGCGATCAGTCGCGGTTTCGTTAGGGTCTTCGGCACAGCTAACAGTCGGGAACTACGCTCGCGCGTTGTAACCTTCTGTGTTGCTGCACTCGCCCAACACTGATAGTTGGCAAAGCCAAAATCAGCATAGGGGTACGCATTGTCCAGCCGATTCGGCCAGTTAGTGAACTTATACTTGTTCACTACCTTGGTCGTCTCAGCTATAGCGCCGGGTCCATGCCGGAAACTCCAGTCTTCTGCCTTGTAAGGGCCAAGTGCTGAAGTAACGAGCCCCGATACGAGATCGAGGTTCGTGAGGAAGAGAGACCAGTTTACTTCTTGCGAAGTAAGTTCGTCAATACGCGAGAGTACCTTCGTCGACTCCTTGAAACCAAGGTAAGTCTGACAAATGGTATCCTCACGTAGAAACGTATCACTCCAGAGCCGTTCGGGCTCCGGTAGCGACTGGTCGACACGTAGAAAGTCGCGGACTTCGTCCACGACTGCAGTGTCGCAACAAGAGAAACTGGCTTTCTTAGCGAGGTAATACACCTGGCGCAGAAAGAAAACAGCCTCCACATTGCAATCTCCTCTCAGGCATCCATCCCCATCAAAGACAAGTAAGTACAGCCCCACCATAAAACGTGGAAGCTGCACCCGCGCTGAGGCCCTCTTACCAAGAGGAAGCCTAGAGAGGGTGTACTTGCCGCACGAGAGACACCTGTCGAGATGTTTCCCGAGCTCCGGGAGATCTACCATCATAAGATGGAGATCTCTCGCCTCGATGGAACGGCAGAGAGTCTGGAAATCTCTTTCCAGACTCTTCGCTAGGGCGGGGAAGGCACATGATGCATCTCGCAAGAGTGCAGCATATACCTCTCTCAACTCCACGTGGCTTTTCAACAAGGCCATGGATCATCTCCACAACGGTTGTTCCACGCGCGTTGATCCTACTCTACGACAGGACAGCGAAGGCAGTCGTTAAGACTGCCAACCGAGGAGGCCGGTCAGGTTCTCATTCGCCGTAACGAGACCCCAATCGAACAGCGCATCCGCAAGGATGACGTTGGTGTCCGATGGGAGCTGTTCCGTAACGAAGTAGACCTTCCGGTAATACTCCGCGACAGCACCCGCAGCGTACACCGTCTGTGTGACCTCCACATTGTGGCGATCATACATTAGGGGCGCGGCCTTCGTTCCACGGTTTACCTTGGAATGACGGACTTTTGCGACGTACTGTTGGGTAGCATCCTTGAACAAGTATTCAGAGGAGTACCCGTCCTGGTTGATCCGATTCAAGACGATGTTACCACCGACTTGAGGCAGAGTGAGAGTAGCACCAAACGCCATGGGAGACCCTTCTCGTATAGGTAAGCACAGTGCCTACCACAGGATTAGAGAACAACGTCCGCACTAAGATTCGTGCACCCAACCATACCGTGGACTGTAATAAGTCTTTAGGTAGGTGGGGACTTTCTTAATGCGTCCGGACTTCGCGGCACTTATGAACTGGTTGATGGCCTTGCGCGTTGTTATATCGCCAAGACTATCACCCATTCCTAAGAGACGGGATACTTCCCGTGCCTCAGCCTGTGCCCTCGAGAGCTTTCGCCCCCTTGGGGTTCCTTTCGGAAGGCCGATTCCGCGGTACGTGCGGAAGAATCTTCGTATAGCAGCGTCATGCCCTAGGGCAGAACGATTGCGAATCACGAAGAGACTCCCTAACGTCAACCACTTGTTTTGATCGACAAGCGGAGACAGGAACGTGGGAAGCAAGATGCCAGTCGGAGCAACAAATCGCTCTTTCGTGACACGCTCTCCATACATGTAACCGGATAAGGTTGCAAGCGGGGAGAGCCCTGTAAAGTTCGAGTAGGTATCCCTAGTGGATGTCTCTCTCATGATACAGGTGTTGAAGCTGTTGCAAGGAACGCTGCCTGGGTCATTCGCATCAAGGAATGAGCTCACGTCAACGAACCAGTCAACAAACCAACTCCAGGGGGTTAACTCCCAGAGTGTGCGGAACCCGTTATAGGTAGTCAGGCCATAGTATGATTCAAAGGCCCTCCAATGGAGGTCAATGTTCATCTGCGGCAAAGTGATACCTGGAGCAATCTTCCACGATGTGCTCCCCCAGACATTTCGTCTGGTAACGGTTGTCCTATCAGCACGAATCAACATGTCTTGTGAATTCACAATGACATTGGTGGTCTTCGTGGCGAAGGACTTTCCGAGCTTCACGCGCTTCTTTACCTCCTTCTCTACCCGTAGCTTCTTGAAGTCCTCAAGACGGCGTTGTACGCCTTCAGAGAACTTACAGAGCTTCCACAGGTCAGATACAAAGGGCGCAACGAACCACTTCCACGAGATATTTCCCGTGGCGGCAAGTCGGAATATATCCGACCAGGTTCGTTGAACACCTCGTATCATATCCGGCAAATCCCTAAACTCGCCAACGAATTGAGGCAGGTTTGCACCTGGCTTATTGACATTGGTGCGAGCAAGGATTTCCCCCCTCCAGTTATTCAGCTGGAGAAACGATGGTGCACCAGCACTGATCGGGGGGACAGGAGAAGGGACTGTTCGCAGGTACTGCAATGGGCACCGGTCAAATTCGACCCAGGCCGATCCAGATCCTACGGTCCGTCCATCCAAAACAAGAGTGTCGAAGTCCTCGCTTTCGCTTTTAAAGCTGTTAGCGTTGGGAAAGTTTCCCAGATGGTCATCGGTCTTCTTGTTAGGTCCAACGAGAGCAGTACGCACTTGCGCGACACCAGTACTAGTGGGGGTTCTAGTCCCACTAATAGTAATGTTGTCGTTGCTAGTACGCGTACGTGCTGTCATAGTGTTGGACTCCTGAGGCGGAAGAGAAGTGGCATTTCCACTAGCGGTTCGGAGGATACTCCGTGCTGGATTGCTAATTCCAGCGTGGGTACCCGGCGACAAGCCGG